AACCTTGCCGACGCGGTCGAGCATGCCGTCCAGATCGCGTGCGGCCGAACGGCGCAAAACACACTCGATGATCTCGTACAAGAGGCATGGATCAACGGCAGGCAAGTCACGACCCCGGCCACCATGCAGAACCGGTGGAGCGAGCAGATCCTCGGCATCGAGATGGTGCTGCCGCATTCGAGGTAATGTCGATGTCTGACAACGTGCCGACCTACGGTAGCCTCCCGGTCGAGATCGACCCTGTTGCTTGGTTCGGACGCCGATACACGCCGCCCTCGCCGATGGACGTCGGGGCGATCCAGGATCAGATCGCCGGGCAGCTTCGCAGCTTCCTGGCAAAGGCAAACCTCGCCTCGATCGGCGTCTACGAGTTTCCCAACTACGATCTCGACAAGTGGTGGGCCAGCAAGTCGATCGCGTTCCTGCTGGTGGCGTATTCGAGCACGCGCCTAGGCCAGCCCATCAACTCCACCGCGATGCTGCAGGAACGCACCATCGAGTTCGAGATCCACATCTTGGCGCGCACGACTGCATGGGCGTTGCTTGGACCAGGATCCGTCTTCGCGCTGAATGATGCCGTCGAGGCGGCGCTGACCGGCTTCCGACCGACGGGATGCCGGAACGCCTACTTCACCGACGAGCGCTACACCCAGCAGGATCCCGAAGGTAAGGTCTGGGACTACCGGATGACGCTCAACGTCGTGACGCTGCGGCCCCAGCAGGCACCCGAGATGCTGCTGGCGAACCTGAAGCAGATCACCGATCTGGTCTCGACATTCGCCGGCGCGGTCACGGCAACCATGACGATCGCGCAAGATGGCACGCTGACACTTCCGCCGAACACCATCGTGGTCTCGGTGATGGCTCCGGCCACCGAGGCGGCTCCAGGAGGCGTGCCGGCGCGCCTGGATCGCGATTACAATTTTGCCGCCGTGGTCGGGACTTTCAGCATCGTGCCGTCCGGCATCCTGGCGCCGGACATGACGGTGCAGATCACCACGGCGCCAGTCCTCGATACCGTCACGGCTCCCTGATCAACGCCACCCCTCGACCGATGAGCGCCGCGCTTTGCCGCGGCGTCGGGCAATCCGCGTAGCTGCGGCAGACAGAAATCGGAGGCTCCGATGAGCTTTTTCCATGGCATCACGATCACCGAGACGCTGGCCGGTGGCGTGTCGATCCAGTCCGTCAAGGCTGCGGTCATCGGCCTGGTCGGGTCGGCGCCAAGCTGGGACGTCCAGTCCGGCACCCCGCCCGCCCCCAACCAGCCCTTCCTGGTCAACAGCAAGTCGGCCCAGAGCATGTTGGGGCCGATGATCGAGGGCTACTCGATCCCGTACGCGCTGCAGCACATCCTCGACCAGGCCGGCGCCAAGGGCGTTGGTCAGGTCATCGCCGTCAACGTCTTCAATCCGCTGATCCACAACACCCAGGTCAGTGGTCAGACGCTCGCGATGCCGGCCAGCGGGACCCAGTACGTCAGCGTCGGCCACATGGGCCTGATCGGCCCCGGACTGCCCAACACGCCGCTCAGCACCGCGGCCGTCGATGTCGTCGCGACACCGGGTGGCCAGACGAACCACAGCTATGCCCACGGCGACACCGTGACGCTCGCGGGCGGGACCCCCAGCACCTCCATGATCCCGGCGACGGTCCTGACGGTAGCGTCCACGCAGATCGTCTCGCTCGGCCTCAACGCCCCGGGCGGCGCCGCCACCCACAGCTATGCGCCGGGCGCCGGGATCGTGCTCGCGGGCGGGACCTCGACGGTCGCGGGCCAGGTCACGGTCGATACCACTCAGGTCGTGTCCGCCACCATAGCGGCGGGCGGCACCGGTGGCACCAACGGCACCCAGACCGTCACGGGCACGACCGGCTCCGGCACGAAGTTCCAGGCCAGCGTGACCGTTTCCGGTGGCGCCATCACGGCGGTCGGGTCCATCTCGGTGGCCGGCGCCTATACGGTCAACCCGACCACGTTGACCGACGAGCCGGTGACCGGTGCGGGCCTGACCGGCGCCGCACTGTCGCTGGTCATGGGCGTCAACACCTTCTCGGTCGTCAATCCGGGCAAATACACGGCCAACAGCGCCACCTTCACGCAGGCCAGCAGCAGCGGCGCGGGGACGGGCGCTACCTTCAACGCCGCCGTATTCGGCATCCTGGCCGCTACCGTGTCGACCGCCGGCTCCTACACGGCAGTGCCAGCCAATCCGGTTGCGCAGGCCAGCAGCAGCGGCGCGGGGACGGGCGCTACCTTCAACATGACCTGGGCCGGCCCCCCCAGCACCGTCGTGGTGAAGGCGGCCGGCGGATCGCCGACCTACGTCGAGAACACCGACTATACGGTCGATTACGTCAACGGCCTGATCTATGCCGAGTCCGGCGGTGCCATCGCGCCGAGCCTGGCCCTCTCGGTTTCGTACGCGTACTGCGATCCCTCGCAAGTCCAAGACTCCGACCTGATCGGGGCCGTGACGGGCGGCCAATACACGGGCATGCAGGCGTGGCAGCTCGCAATGAGCAAGTTCGGCTTCACGCCGCGGATCCTGATCGCGCCCGGTTATGCCGGCAACGCCGGCTCGCAGGATCGGCCCGTAGCGTCCGCCCTGGAGGTGATTGCCAACACGCTGCGCGGGATCTCGCTCGATGATTCCGCGCCCAATGTCAGTGTCGCGACAGCGCTGGCAAGTCGTTCGGACACGACCACAGCCTTCGGGATCACGGATTATCGGGTCGGCCACTGCTTCCCGTGCGAGAAATTCGAGGATCTGGGTATCGATCCGACCGCCACGATGATCAACGCCGCGGGCGTGGTCGTGAATCCCGTGGTCGACGCCACGGCCGAGGCCCCGTATTCCGCCCTCGTGGCTGGGGCCTGGTCGTCCAGGATCGTCAACAATGGGTTCTGGTACTCGCCCAGCAACACCGTGCTGACCGATCCGACCGGCCCCGACGTGCCGATCTACATGTCCGCGACCGATCAGGACAGCGACACCAACAACCTGAACGCGGCCGGGATCATCACAGTCTTCAACGCCTTCGCGACCGGCTTGCGGACCTGGGGCAACCGGTCGTCCGCATACCCGACCTACACCGACGCCAGGACATTCCTGGCCGTCCGGATGGTGCTCGACGTCATCGAGGTATCGATCCAGCAGGCCAGCCTGCAGTTCGTCGATCTGCCGATCACCAGCGGCTTGATCAACTCGGTGCTGGGCTCGGTGAACGCCTATCTGCGCGACGTCATCCGGCAGGGCGGCCTGCTGCCGGGCTCCAAGATCTCGTTCAACTCGGGCGATAACCCCGCGACCCAGCTCGCGGCCGGCATCATCGTCTTCGCGATCAACCTGATGCCGCCGCCCCCCGCCGAGGACATCACCTACAACTTCACGGTCGACACCTCGCTGCTGAACAGCCTGACGTCCTCGCAGTCCTCCACGTAACGCGCCAAGGAACGGTGGCACCCCGGCGCCACGCAACCCAGACATAGGAGAGTACGGTGGCGCAGCTCATTTCTGTGACCACGCTGTGGAACTGCAACGTGCTGCTGAACGGTACAGACCTGCTCGGCCGAATGGCGGAGTTCAAGATCCCACAGCCAAAGCGTGTCATGGTCGATTACAAGTCGCTCGGCATGGCCGGCCAGATCGAGGTGCCGGTCGGGTTCGAGAAGCTCGAGACGACCCTGAAGTGGACGTCATTCGATGCCGATGTCCTGACCAACATCAACAACACCAATGGCATGACGGCCCTCACGTTCATGGCCGACGCACAGGTCATCGCGTCAACGGGGCTGATCCAGGATCTGCCGGTCTCCGGCAACATGACCGTGATCTTCAAGGACCCCGGGCCGATCGACCTCAAGGCGCAGGCCAACGCCGAGTACAGCAGCGTCGCGTCGGTCTACCACATCGACTACTCGCTCGCCGGCCAGCAGATCCTGCTCTTCGACTCGCTCTCGAATCAATACGTCGTCAATGGCGTCGATCAGCTCGCACAGTATCGCGCGAACCTCGGCGCCTGATCAGCAACACAAGGAAACTCCGCCATGATGGTTGAAGTCCCCGATCCCACGGTCCCGACCACAAGGGTGCCGCTATCGCGCGGCCGTGTCGCGGTGATCCGCCAAGCCACCGGTGACGACAGCATCCAGGCCCTCAAGTCCGCCCCTGCCGATGCCTCATCGGTTGAGCAGTACTATGCGCTGACGGCCCGCTGCGTCGCGATCGACGGCGTCCAGATGACCTACGACACATTCCGGCGCCTGCCGCTTGGAGTCATCACCCGGATCAGCAAGGTGTTCCAGAAGCTGAATGAAGACGACTCCCCCATGGAGGCTCCCGAGCCCCAAGCCGCGCCCTCCTCGGGAGTCTAGTGCGGGCCAACATCCAGCCCAGTGAGTTGAGCCGCATGACGATCGGCGACATCTTCTTCTGGGCCGAGGCACTGCGGGACTGCGAAGCCAAACCAGGCACCCCCCATGGCTGACGAAAGCAATGCCGGCGTCCTGCAGTTCCTCGTCGAACTCCGGGACAAGTTCAGTGGGCCACTGAACGAGATCAAGGAGCATGCCGAGGGATTCAAGGAATCGGTCGGCAGGATCGGCAAGGCGGCCGCGGCGGCGTTCGTCGGCTACGAGGTGCTGGAGCACGTCATCGGGCCAGCCGAGGAAATGCAGCAGGCGCAGGTGCGGCTCGCACAGGCGACCGGCGCGACGGCCGACCAGCTCAAGGAGGCGCAGGAACAGGCAGATAGCCTTTCCACCACCTATGCCCGCAGCGCCGAGGACATCACGGCCGCCCAGACCGCGATGTCCAAGTACACGGGCTCGCTCGACGCCGCGAAAGAGACCATGGCCACGACGGCGCAGTTCGCCAACGTGATCGGCACCTCGGCCGAGGGAGCTTCCAAGATCCTTGGCCCCGCCATGGAGACCATGGGCGACCAGGCCAAGCCAGTCGCCGAACGGATGCAGGACGTCGCCGACAAGATCACCGCGATGGTGAAGGCGATGCCCAACGTCGGGGGCGCCCAGCAGATGGCGCGCGAGCTCGCCAACACCGCCGGTACCGCGAAGCAACTCGGCCTCAACATCGATCAGTCGCTGGCGGCGGTCGAGACGTTGAGCAAGTCCGGT